CTAGCTCATTTTTTCAAGTTCCTGTTGAATAAAGTTTAGCGAAACCGATGTATAAGTGTCATTAGTTATAGTACTTCCTTGAACATGTCCAACTAAAGATTGGATAACAGCAAGAGACAAGTTCTTTTCCTGACATCTTGTTATAAAAGTATGTCTAAGTCGATGAGTAGATAAGGCACCTGTTATGCATTCATTAGGACTTATTTTATTTATTCTACTCAAATAACTATTAATCATTCCGTCAGTGATTATTCTATTTTTTGAATAATCCCAGAACAATAGATTATGCATGTTAGTTATTTTATTTGCAAGTATTTCTTCTATAAGTTTTCTTACCTTTGGTTGCATAGGAAAACATCTTCTACCTTTATCCAATCCAGTTTTTTTACAATATGTTTTAGTATGTTGGCCTAATATTACTTTATCATTTTTGTCTCTTGTTATTGTGCGATAAATAGTTATGGAATTATTTTTTAAATTTATACAGTCTTTGGATAGAGCAAGGATCTCTCCAATTCTAGCACCAGTATACAATTGAAGAAGAACTATATTATTATACTGTTTATTGGGACTCTTGGAAAGTACTTCTAATAACTTGCTTTCTTCTTCTTGAGTTAATGCTTCTACTTGTTTATTTGCTTTTTTTGAAATAGGTTTAGATAGGGTTTCATCGTCCATTGGGTTATATATTATTTTTCTTCTTGACATTCCAATCTTGAAAATAACATTAATAAATCTCCAAATCTTATCTATAGTATTATTAGCATACTCTCTAATTAATTTTTTTGATTGTTCAATATCGAAAGCAGAAACCTTTTGAATAGGCTTATTTATCCAGTTATTACAACATGCTTCTAATTGATTAATTGTTCCTAAATCTCTTATGTAAGTTCTATCCGAGGTAATGCCATCATCATGCTTTTGTTCTACATAATTTTTAATTATGCTCAAACAAGTATCAAAGCTTTTTTCTATATAAGAACCTTGATTTATATCTGTTATTATCTTATTAAATCTGGATTTAAATTCTCCTACTTTTTCATTTTTCCTTTGTTTTAAGGTCTTTCTTTTTCCAGAGGGCTCATGATATTGTGCCACATAACAATTTAATGCTTGGCTAAAATATATTGTCCCGTTCTCCATTTCCTCTTGATTTTACATTTCTGTTCTTTTTTTCCATAATAAACCTCCATAAATTTCTTCAAAATCAATTTACAGAGGTATTGCACAATTATAAAACTTATGTTATTATAATTATGCAAAAACCTTGTAAAAGGATTTTGTTTTGTGTTTAGGATAGTGTCTTGTTTGGCGACAGCACTATCCTTCTTTTATATATTAAACCAATATACCATATTTTTGGGCATAGAAGTCAATACAGTCAATCATATATTTAATATCTACATTAAAATAATCTGATAAATCATATAAATTAAAACCTTGTGCGATTTTTTCTTTTAGTTCTTGAAATGGTACTAACACAGAATAAGCCCATTTCTTTGCTCTATTTTCACATTTTCTTTTTAAAGTTATATCAGAATTAATGTAGTATAAAGCGCCGACAATAATAATGTCCTAATTCTTCAGCTAATATTTCTTTTTCTTCAATGGAATTAGCTATTTTGCTGTAATCAATGCCTATACTATATTCATTGTTTTCTTCAAAGATTCTAGCTTTAGCCTTTGACCATTTATAATCTATTATATCTATTTTTTCCTTTTCAGTTAAATTATATAAATCTAATACTTCCATAGTCTAATCTTTCTTTTTCTTTAAACTTTTTTTAAATCTAATAAATTCTTTTAATTCTTCTATTTCTTCATCTGTCAAGCCTTCTGTATCCAAACCATTATTAGAAGCATAACGAAAATTATCTTCTTTTTTATTTTCAATTAATTCTGCAAAACCAGCTTTAGATAATAAATCGTTGTAATCTATATTATATATAGAAGATAGTTTTTTTAAAATAATTGGACTAGGTCTTCGTTTACCATTTTCCATTAAAGATAGGTAGCTAGGAGATATTTCGCATAATTTATTAACATCATATATGCTATATCCTAGAGCTTCTCTTATATTTTTTAAATATTTAGCAAGTTCAAGTGTTGAAACTTCCATCTTGACAACCTCCTTACAAGTGTAATTATACTATACAAATTTACAATTGTAAATATTTTTAAAAAAATTTTCAAAAAACTATTGACAATTGTAAACTAGATGATATAATGTTTACAACAGTCAACCAGAAGGGTGGTGTAAAACAAAAATGGCAAATAGAACAGTATATGTAAAAAATTTAGATGATTTTATAGAAAAAATAGTAACGGCAGGCTTTACATATAGGGAATTAGCAAGAAAAGCCAATTCAAATCCAACTTCAATATCGTTATTAGCTAAAGGAGAAAGAAACCCGAGTCCAGAATTAGCGGTTAATATATGTAAAGCACTAAAATGTAACTTTGATGATATTTTTTTTATTAAAAATGTTGACAATAGTAAACGTGCAAATTAAATAAGAAAGAGGGTGATGAGTTGGAAGAACAAATATTACGAGAACAACAAAGAACTAACGAATTGTTAGAAACTATCCTAAACACAAAACAAAATAATCTACCTAAACTGCTATACGCCAAAGAAATAGCAGAGAACTATAGAGTAAATGTAAACACAGCTACTCAATTTTGCAAGAAATACGGCACAAATTTTGGTGGCTATTGCATAGAACTTGAAAAATTTAAAGAAATTTTACAAACAAAAGGCATGCAAATTTTTAATTAAGAAAGAAGGTGTAACAAATGATAAGTTATTTAATAGATGTATTCTTATGCAGTATGGTAGTAGTAGTAGAGCTAATAGTAACAATTATATTTGCAATAGCAGTAGAAGTTATAGTTTATAAGATTTTCAAGATTAATCTATATCAAGAAATCTGGAAACGCTTAAATAGGTTAGACAGAAAACTGAATAAAATATTGGGATAGGAAGGAGGGAAAGAAAGTGGAAGAAATAAAGTCCGAAAAAACAATTTATATTGTTGAGGAAACAGAAGAGTATAAAAAAATGAAAAGAATAGATGAATTGGCTGACGGCAATCAAACAAGTTCAACTATTCTTCAAAATAAAGATGTGATTAATCTTCAAATGCAATAGAAAAATCTTCTAATACAATAAGTTTTTTATTAGATAAGTACTCAATACGATTAGCATATTCCGTTATATCTAATATTAAACCATTTGGATATTCTGAATGATTTTCTACACGGTCTGGAAATTGTTTTAAATCAATTTTTATATCACTAAATTTTTCAACATGAGGAGTTTTGATATTAATTGAACCAGGACCTTTAAATACATATTTATACATTGTAATCACCTCGCTTTCGAGGTAATTATATAAAAAACAAATTTAAAAGTAAAGGAGGGAAAAAGAGATGCAAGTATTTATAGGCATAATTTTAGGGTTTGTTGTGGCAATTATTGTGATGATAGTTACAGGATTTGGACAAGATCCATATTTAATTAGGGAAATAGATGAACAAACTGATGTTGTTAAGAAGATTAGTAAATTTGCTAATTGTTTGATTGATACTGAAATTTCTGGACTAAACGATATAAAAGAAATATTAGATATAACAACACTAAGTGAAGAGGAGAAGAGTCAACATATACAGATAATAACAGATGTACACATAAAACATTTATTAACATATTCAGAAAAAATAAAAGTACTATCTGACAGAAGAAAAGATAATTCCAGATAGTACGAAACTCATTAATTAAACATGACTATATTAATAATAGCACAGAAAATAAAAAAATGCAAGGGAGGAATTAAAAAAATGTCAAACATAAGCTTATACAATATAACAAGTAAATTTGTAGAATTAATAAATAAGGCAAATGAAGGAGAGCTAACAGAAGAAGAATATAACGAATTAGGAAATGAATTAGCATTAGAATTGCAAAATAAAAGTGCAAATATTATAGGATATATAAAAAACAGTGAAAGTTTGTTAGAGGCAATGAAAGCAGAAGAAAAAAGACTTTCAGACATAAGAAAACAAGGAGAGACAAAGCTTGAGAAATTTTACAAATATGTAAAAGAAAATATGGAAAAATTAGGACTGGTAGAGATACCAACTGAATTAGGAAGTTTAAAAATAACTAAAAATCCAATGTCGGTAGAAATAGAAAATGAAGATGAAATACCAAGTGAATTTAAGCAAGAAGTAATTACAACAAAAATAGATAAAACGGCAATAAAAAATCACTTCAAAGAAACAGGGGAGATAGTTGCAGGAACAAGAATTATAAATGATAAAACAAGTTTAAGAGTTAAATAGGAGAAAAAATATGGATTATTTAGATTTAATGGATATGGAGGAAAAAGTTTATGGAGAATATGTTTAGAGACTTAAAAGCGAATGAAATCGATTGTAGAGTATCTCAGATTAACGAAAAAGGATTAGCTTTATTACTTTACAAAGATGCTAGAGTAGATATGGATATTTTAGATGAAACCGTAGGTGCAAAGAACTGGCAAAGAAAACATACCAGAGATAATGCAAATTGTATTATAGAAATTTGGGATGAAGATAAAAAAGAATGGATTAGCAAAGAGGATACAGGGACAGAAAGTTTTACAGAGAAAGAAAAAGGGTTAGCAAGTGATAGCTTTAAAAGAGCAGGATTTAACTGGGGAATAGGCAGAGAATTATATACAGCACCATTTATATATATACCAGTTGTAGATGAAAAAAATGAAACAAATTTTGTTTTAGAAGACAAACAAGGCAAGAAAACAACAAAAACAAAATTCTATGTTGAAGCAATTGAAATAACAAACAAAGAGATAACAAAATTAGCAATCAAAAATAATAAAGGTAAACGTGTATTTGTTTACAAGAAAGGATGATTTTATGAATAAGGTAATTTTACTGGGCAGACTTACTAAAGACCCAGAAGTTAGATATACACAAACAAATAACATAATAGTAGCAAGCTTTAGTTTAGCAGTAAACAGAAGATTTGTAAAAGAAGGAGAAGAAAGACAAGCTGATTTTATAAACATAGTTGCTTGGAACAAAACAGCAGAGTTTTGTAGTAAATATTTTAAGAAAGGTCAACAAGTTGCAGTAGTTGGAAGAATACAAACAAGGAATTATGATGATGATAAAGGACAAAAACATTATGTTACAGAAGTAGTTGCAGAAGAAGTTTATTTTGGAGATAGTAAAAAAGAAGGAAAAGAAGAAAATACTACAAAAGAAGTTGAAAACAACGACATTGTTTCTGATAATTTGGACGAACTTCCATGGTAGGGGGTAAATATGATAGGAACAGCAGAAACGTTAGTAAAATGGTTGTTTAATCAAAAAAGAGAAAAGCTATTTGAGATAAAAGAACATAAAGAAAAAAGAACTCTTACTCAAAACGCTTATATGTGGAGCTTAATTAACGAGATAGCAAATAAAATGCGATTATCAAAAGATGATACATATTTAAAAATGATAAAGGACTATTCACAATCAATGTTAGTAACAATAAGAGCTGATATAGATGTATCAAAGTTTTTCAAATACTATAATTTCGAACGAGAAGCCAAAATAAGCGGAATAAATTTCAAAATATATAAAGTATATGAAGGTAGTTCTCAAATGGATAAAAACGAATTTAGAGTTCTTTTAGATGGGGTTATACAAGAAGCACAACAACTAGGAATACCTACATTAACACCAGCTGAAATAGAAAGGTTGAAGTGGATAGAAAATGATAGTAACAGATTTATCAAACAGTTTTAATCCAGTACCTAAAAAAAGACAGAAAAGAAAAAAGAAGTTACAACAATTAAAAAGAAAAGCAAGAAGTTAGCAAAGCTAGAGAAAAACAGATTTAGCATAATAACAAAAGACTTAGAACATTGTTATTTATGTGGAAGTAAGAAACAAGACTTTCACGAACTAATAGAAGGTAAAAATAGACAAGTTAGTATGAAGTATGGATTAGTAATACCAATTTGCCGAAAATGTCACGAAATAGTGACAAATGATAAAACTTTACAGGATAAATTGCATAAAGTCGCACAAAAAGAGTTCAAAAAGCATTACAAGTCAGAAAACTTTATACAAGTATTTGATAAAAATTATTTATAAAAATTAGGAGGAATGAAAATGGAATTTAGAGTTGGAGATAAAGTAAAAATAATAAGTAAAAAAAATGGTGATCAATATACCACTTATGAAGTAGAAAAAACATTCACAAAATCAGATTTAAAAGACGGAGATAAATGCACATTAAAGAATGGACAAGTTATATTTGTTGATAAGACTTCACAATATGGGTTTAACAGCATTGATGCACAATTAAAATACTTTAATGATGACGTAAGTATTGTAAAAGTAGAAAGACCAGTAAAATATGAGACACTATTTGAAAGAGAAGAAGAAATACTAGACGAGACAGAAAAGAGATATTTATCAAACGTAATTAAACCTTTTAGAGACAAGGTAAAAGCTATAGAAAAAGTTTCATACTCTAGAGAGTTCATAAAAATATATATAAAAGAAGATGAACCTACCATATTACCATATTTTGAAAAAGGTACAATGTACAAAGGAATGAAAGAAAATAAAGAATACACATTAAAAGAATTAGGATTATAACAACAAGGGCTAGACATAAGTTTTAGCCCTTATTTTTACGAAAGGAGAAGTTAAATGGCAAGAAAAAGAATGATATCTCCTAATTTCTGGACAGATGAAAAGGTTGGAGAATGTTCTGTTCAAGAAAGATTATTGTTTATGGGTTTAATAAGTAATGCTGATGATGAAGGATACGGCAGAGCAAATCCGAAGTTGTTAAAGTCCTTGATATTTCCGTATGACGACTTACGAGCTTCCGATTTAGAAAAATGGCTTTCCCACTTAGGCGGATTAAAAATGTTAGTTTTGTATAAATATGAAGAACAAACCTACTATTATCTCCCTAATTTTCTAAAACATCAAACAATCAATAAACCTACAGAAACAGATTTTCCAAGACTTGAAACGGAACGGTGTAGTATTACTACGGTAGTGATACAGTAGCAGTACCTCCTAAGAGAAAAGAAGATAATAGAAAAGAAAAAGAAGAGAAAAGAAATGAAATAAAAGATATTTACAATTCTGTTTGCACAAAATTGCCACAGGTTCAAAAATTGACAGAAAATCGAAACAAGGCTATAGACAAATTTCTTGAAGTATTTACGGAAGAACAGTTTAAAAACATATGCGAAATAGCTAATTCAACAGATTTCCTTATAGGAGAAAATGATAATGGCTGGAAAGCAAATTTTGACTTCCTTATGAGGACCGACAAAGCAACTAATGTATTAGAAGGGCGATATAATGATAATAAAAAACAAAATGATAAACCTAAAAATGCAAAAAATTATGAACAAAGACAATATGACAATTTAAACAATTTCTATGCAAACAAAGGAGTGTGATAAAAATGGAAATGATAGCGAATAAAATAAAGATAAGAAAAGTAAAAGCGTGGGCTATATATTTTGACTATGAAGGTAAAAAATTCTTATTGCACGAAAGTTCAGATTGTTACGAAAGTTCTACCACATTATATGAGAGAGTATTAGAAAATGGAAGATATAAATTAGAAACAATACAGAGCTATTATGGAAAGATTATAACTTTAAACTATTTTAGCTCAAAAGCAGGAAGAACATACAGTCAAGTAGATACGGAAAAATTCTTAAGAAAGCTAGTATATAAAGAATTGGTCCAAAATAAAAAAGTAAGTAATGAATTGCAAAAAATAGAACAGGAAATAGAAAAATATAAACAAATAGAAGATTTTTGCAGACGCAAAAGGATAGAGCTAGAGTACGAATTATTTAGATAGGAGAGTGATAAACAAATGATTACAACAGAAACAAGGCAAATGAGTTTTAATGACATACAAGATAAAACAAAAATAAGATATATACAAATCTTAAATAGATTAAACAAGCCTAAAACGGCAAAGGAATTAGCAGTAGAATTATTTGATTTAAGATTTATACCAAGTACAGAAAGAAATTATACAGCACCAAGGCTAACAGAATTAGAAAAAATGGGATATGTAAAAGCAGTAGATAAAAAGAAATGCGAATACACGGGCAAAACAGTAGCAGTATATGAGAGAACACAAGCAGGATTTGAAGCAATAAATTATCAACATATTCCAAGAATTGATTAGGAGGCAATTATGCAAGATAAATGTAGTAAATGTGATAGTGAAAAACTATTTGTAGAAATACAAGGAAATAGAAGAGGCTTGTATTGTGGCAAATGTGGAAAATGGCAAAAATGGATTACAAAGCAAGAATTACAAATTTTAGGCAAATACGAAATAGAAGAAAGAGCAAAAGAAGTATTACAAGAAATAATAAAATCTTATAGATATTATAGAACAGCTGAATGTGATGGATATACCAATGTATTACAAGAAACAGCAGTTTTTGAAATGCCAGAGGACTAGCCTATGAAACAAATAGAGAGTAATACGCTTTGCTACTATTGTATGGGTTGTAACAAACAAGAAAACGAAAATTATAAGCCAGTAATGAGATGTAAAGGCTTTGTATCAGGAGTTGAAAACTGGCAAGAAAAATTAAGAGAGGAGCTAAAGAAAAATGGCAATAAACAGTAAAAAGAAACGGAAGTGCAGGAGAAAGAGAATTGGCAAATAAATTAAAAGAATATGGTTATAACTGTAGAAGGACACAACAGTTTTGTGGAAATACAGGACAAGCAGATGATGTAGTAGGACTTGATTATATACACATTGAAAGCAAAAGAGTTGAAAGGTTAAATATAGATGAAGCAATTGAACAAGCAGTAAGAGATACGAAGGATGATAAATTCCCTACAGTATTTCATAGAAAAAATAGAAAAGATTGGTTGGTAACAATGAGGCTAGATGATTGGATGCAAATGTACAACGAATATTATTCTGGGAGAAAGATAAAAGAATATGAGAATACCGAAGATAATAAGTAAAGATGGACATGAGTACATATTGATACAGCAATGCAACAAGAATATGTATCTATACAAAGAAATGATATATGGTTACAAAGAATGCTTTAAAGTCGATGAATTAAGTCTCATAACAAACAAAATAGCAAGAGGTCGCCCACCAAAATATAGATAGAAAAGAGAATAAAGGAGAGAAGTATGAAAATATATGATAAGAGAATATATAAAATAAGTGAGTGTATAAGAGTAGTGATAATAGTAATAGTATGTTTCATGATAGGGTATGTATGTGGAATATTAGCAGGGGATAAATCAGAGGAGTTAAAGAATAAAGACATAGAAATAGAATCGCTAAAGGACACTGTGTATATGTTAAGAAAGGAGAGAGAAGAAGTATGAGTAAGATAGAAATAAATGAATATGTTAGAACTGAAGATGGGAAAATTTATGAACACATTAAAGATGGAGATGATTATTATTATTCGGGTCCTACATATTTTGAAAATTATTTAGAAGATATAGTAAAACACAGCAAACAACAAATAGAATTAATAGAAGATAAAGATATAGTTGAAATAGAATTATCAGAAGAATTTGTAGAGAAAAAAGATAAAAAGAAACTTATACAAATAGGAGATGTTTATACAAAAGAAACACTACAAAGAGATATTGATAACGGAATTATAACAAGAATTTTAACAATATTATCTTATAATCAATATATGGCTAATTGCTATAAAGTAGGAGGAGAAGAATGTTAATATTACCAATTAAAAAGAAATGGTTTGACATGATAAAAAGTGGCGAGAAGAAGGAAGAATATAGAGAATTTAAAAAATACTACCATACTAGATTTAAAAAGATATTTGGATTAAATTACAAAGATAAAACAGCAGAGATAATATTTAGAAATGGTTACGCTAAAATGTCTCCAAAAATAAAGTGCGGATGTAAATTAAGAGTAGGACAAGGCAAAGAAGAATGGGGTGCAGAGCCTAATAAAGAATACTACATATTAGAAATATTAAAGATAGTAGGAGGAGAAGATGAATAGAGAAATAAAATTTAGAGCTTGGAACAAAGAAAAAAACATAATGGTATACAACAATGAAGATGATACATATGGATATTGGGATGGTTGTCGTAACAGTAATGTTGGAATGGTAAATGAAATTTTAAATTCAAAATATTATGAAGAATATGAATTTATGCAATTTACAGGACTACACGATAAAACCGGAAAAAAAATATATGAACGGAGATATAGTGAAAATAGAATATAAAGATATGAAATTTAAAGGACTTGTTAAATATGACGAAACATATTTAGCTTATGTAATAATAAGTACTAATACTACAAAACATGAGTTTGAAAACTTAGGAGATTATTTAGACTATGACATAGAAGTAATAGGTAACGTTACAGATAGTCCCGAGTTATTAGGAGGAGAATAGATATGTATAAATTAAAAGAAGGTATAAGATTAAGACAATTACAAGATTTTGGTTATAAATATGTAGGTAATTACAATAGAGGCGACCAATGGTTAAAAGAAATAGATATAATTGTAGATGGTAAAAACTTAGGTGGAATCTTGATACAAGAATGGGGAGAAATAAGCTTTAGATTTCCATTTATTAAAAATATAAAATATCCTGATATAGAACCTTATATACAAGATTTAATCAAAGCGGGATTAGTAGTAAAGGAGTAATAAAATGACTGATGAAGAAATTGAAAAAATTGCTAAAAAAGTATTAGAACTTCAAAAAGCAGATGGAGTAAAAACAACACAGAGTTTATTAACATTTCAAGAAGTCCAACAAAGATACCATAAAGAAATATACCAAAAATTTGGAACAACAGGTGGAATTGATAGTGCAATAAGAACAGTCGCTACATATAGTCAAGGACAGAGGTATGTTGCAAGATTAGGTGGAAAAGAGTTTGATAACGCTGTACAAGTAGCAGACAAACTATATAAATTAGTTTTGGGAGTAAAGGAGTAAATATGGAAATGGAAGAGAAAATAGAAAAATTAAAATTCATTAAGTTACCAATAGATGAAGAAACAGGCAAAGAACAAAAAGAGTTTGGAGAAATGCTGGGACATATATATAGCGCGTATTATAGTGAATTTGGAAAAGGTTATGTAATAGTAGGGACAAACTCAGAAGAGGCAAGCAAAGCTTTTGATAATACAATTTACAAAACATTAATATCAGCAGGAGAAGATAAAGAATTTGCAAGAGCTTGTGCATACGAAGGGGAAGATTCAGGAATGTGCTTATACATACCTAAAGAATGTTTTGAAAGAGTAAAGGAGTAAATAAGATATGTTTAATACTTATAATGCAGGAGATACAAATTTAAAAATAAATGCTTGTAGTGGTGGAATATATAAAACATATAAAGAAAGTTGGTTTAGTTATCTACGCTTAGAAAGTAATGCAATGAAAACAATGACTAAAATGTATAAATATGAATCAGATGAAAATGTATATTATAAAGATGTAATAATACTCCAAATGATTCTTACTAGTAATGAAGACTATGTTATAGCAGAATTAATAAAGAAAGAAGATTTTGAAAAATATTTTGAGAGGAGTAAATAAGATATGAAAACAGAAACTACAAAAAGACTAGAACAATTATTAGCAAATCGTTTTAATATAAGAAATGAGTTTTATGTTTTTGAATGTACGATTGGCTGGTATGGAAAAGAAATAGTAGATTGTATAATGTACAACTGTCAAAGAGAAACTTACTGCTATGAGATAAAACAATCAAAACAAGATTTTCATAGTAAAAATAGATTAACATTTATAGGAAATAAAAATTACTTCGTAATGCCATATAAATTGTATAAAGAGGTAGAAGATGAAATACCACCAGAAATAGGTGTTCTTGTGGCAATAGATAGATTAGAGCCAAGAGAAAAAGAAGAAATACTTGATTTTGGTATCAAAAAAACAAGTTCTTGGAGAGAACCAATAGATGGATTAAAAGAACTTTATTGCATAAAATCAGCAAGAAAACAAGAACTTAAAGCAGATAAAGAGGTAATATTGTCTTCAATGTTAAGAAGTATGCAAAGGGACAGAATTTATGATTTAGAGAGGAGTGATACATAATGAAAGAAAAGAAAAATAAAGTTTACTTTGCTGAAGGAGACCCTGATTATGGTTGCACTTATATAGCAGCTAGAACATCAAAAGAAGCAAAACAAATTGCATTAGGATGTGAAGTTGCTCAATTAATAGATAATCCATATATAAATTTAAGAATTAAAAGATGTTGGCAAGTAGAAGGGACTAACTATAAAGGTGAACTAGATATTTACCAAATAAATGAATTAGGATTAGCATGGTGGTGGTGTCCTAATTGTGAAAATGAAAATTTTGAAATGTTAGACAATCAAACATATAAATGCAAAAAATGTGGAGAAACGAATAAAATACCATTATATTAGGAGGTGCTTTAAGTGAAAGAAAAAATAAAAAGAATAATAGAAAAAATTAAAGATATATTTAGTTTACATTGCCCTGAATGTGGTGGAAGAATGAAAAGTGAATTTTTAGATATGGAAATAGACCACATTGTATATAAGTGTGAAAAGTGTGGAGAGGAGTGGATTTAATGCAATTATTTGAAGATTTAATAAAATGTAAAGACTGTATGAATAATATAAATAACAAGTGTATTTTATATCCAGGAAAAGATACAAAAGAAGAAAATACAGGTTGCTATGTAGGAATAGATAGAAATAATAAACAAAAACTTGTAGGAGGTGTTTTAAGTGGAAGAATGTAATTTTATACGAAAAGATGATTATGATTATATTATATATGAGTGTAGTAATTGTAAAGAAGTGTGGTATTTTGAATATGGAACACCAGAAGATAATAGTTATAATTATTGCCCTAAATGTGGAGCAAAAATAGTAAAAGTTATTGAACTAGAAGAGGAGGACGAGTAGTGGAAAATAGTATAGAAGAATTTGAAATAAAATCAGTTGAAAGAATACCACATAAATTAAAACAAGGGATACTTTATGTATGCTTAGAATGTCAAGTAGCAGTTCATTTATGTGCGTGTGGGTGTGGAGAAAAAACAGTAACTCCATTAGGAATGAATGGATGGGCTTTAAATTTTAGAGATGGGGAATTAAGTTTAAGCCCAAGCATAGGAAATTTTAATATTCCCTGTAAATCGCATTATTTTATAACGAATAATAAGGTTAGGTGGTGCTAATTTGGAAAATAGTATAGAAGAAGATATAACAAAAATAAATACATATATAGAACTAGTATTAGAAAAAGATTACTGTAATTGTAATGAACTTAATACAATTTTAGGAAAACATTGTGATGGAAGTAAAAATGTAGCTTATGCTATGCAGCATATTTTATCGGCATATAAAAGAGTATTAAAAGAGAATGAACAGCTACGAACAGAAATGAACAGCTTAAAAGAAGATATGTCTAATATGTATGACGAAGAAGTTGTAATAAGTATTATAAGCGATAATTTTAATGTAAGTAGAAATGAAGTTTTAGAATTATTAGAAAGTGAGGAATAACAATGAAATTATATGAAAGAATAGAAAACAATAATTTTAATGAAATAGACAAAAATAGAGCAATTGAATTAATTGAAAATGGAAATGGACATTTAATTTATAATGAAAATTATTTTAAACTACAAAAAGAAAATGAAGAATTAAAATACAAAATAAAAGGACAAGAATGTGTAATAGAGACACAAGTACATAATGAAGAAGTTTACGAAAGTATATTTGAGAAATTAGAGAAAGAAAATAAAGAACTAAAAAAACAAGTTAAATCTGATGTAAATACTATATTTTGAAAATAGAGCAAAAGAAATCAAATAAATGGAGGTTAATCTATGGGAACAGAAGATACGATAGAAATGGTAATAATTAAGAACGATACTGTAATAAAGAAGAAATTCAGTGTTATAGACGAAGACGAGGTAATAAGCTTTAATTTAGGAAATTTCTTTATAGCAGTGAAAAAAGAAGATATTAGAAAATTAATGTGAGGAGGTACAAATGAAATTAAGTAAAGAAGATTACAGAGAAGCAAAGAGTTGTTTAAAAAGATACAATTACAATTGCATAACAATAATGAATATTAAATTGGACATAATGGAACTAAACTCGTCAGTACTTGATGGCATGCCAAAAGCACCATATAAAGTATCAGATAAGGTATTAAACAGTGTTATACTTTTGCAAGAAGATAAAAAATTACAGAAATGCACAAAAGAATATAAAGCAGTGGTACAATCATTACAACTTGTTGATAATTTAGCAAATAAGATTTTTGAAGAGGAGTTTTTGAAGCGGAAATGATAATAAATGGGATGTTATAGATAAGTTACACATAAGCGAAGAAACGTATAAGCGAAGGAAGAGAAAACTAATTTATACAGTACACGAAGAATTAAAAAAAGTAACACCAAACTTACATCCATAATGGTTGTAAGTTAAAATTTTTTTAATAAAATCATTGACATACGTAATAATACGTAGTATAATTATATACAGAAGGGAGGAAAATAGATGCGTGCAAGAGAACTGATAAGATTGTTAGAAGACAACGGTTGGTATAAAGTTTCTCAAAATCGGTTCTCACTTAAAAATGAAAAAACGGACAACAAGTTGAAATAATACCAGTACATAGAAAAGATATACCAATCGGAACAGTAAATACAATCTTGAAAAGGACAGGGCTGAAATAAGCCCTTCCATATACATAGTATTTTGTTTTTGGGGCATGCACTCCTTTCTAAAATGAAGAAGGTGGTTGAGAATGAAAAAGAAAGTTTATCCTGCTATTTTTAAATTTGATAAAACTGAAAATTGTTATTTAATTGATTTTATTGACCTGAAGGGTTGTAGTACTTTTGGGAAAAGTATAGAAGAAGCGTTTAGTATGGCTCAAGAAGCAATGGGATTATATCTGGAAGACTGTAAAGATTATCCTATAGCTACACAAGAATTAAATAAGGTAAAATTAAATGAAGATGAATTTATAGCATTAATAGATATAGATATGGAGGAGTATTATAAAAAGCATAGCAATAAAGCAATAAAAAAGACATTAAGTATTCCAGAGTGGCTAAATGTTGAAGCGGAAAAGAAAAATATAAACTTCTCACAAGTATTACAAGAAGCTTTGAAAATAAAGATAGAAGAACTTGATTAATATAAAAATATTTGTTATAATATAAATAGCACGTATCTATTACTTCTATAATAGAGACTGAGAGTGGGTAAAATAAAGAAACCTACTCTCTTTTTTTTATTATAAAAAAAGTGACCTTTTTTTGACCTTTTTTGCTAAAAAAACGTGCTATAATATTAATATCAAGAAAAATAAATATAAACTTTTGCGGAGCTGAATATTAAATATTTGGCTCTACTTTTCTATTATAGTGGAGAAATAATGAATTTGGAAAGGTGTATAAGAACACAATGCAAGATGTGCAGATTTTACAATAAGTGTTTTAAGAAGAAAAATGAAAAAAAGAAGAAAAAAAAGGAAATCTTATAATTGGGAATTTGAAATAGCAAGAGGAAATACAGATAAGTTTTATAATTCTACAGACTTTGATATAGCGAGAGAAAAAGTTCTAGAAAGAGATAAAGGGAAATGTCAATTTTTTTTAGGTAAATGGAATGATGGCAAACATTTTCCAAATAAAATCAAAATAATAAAAGCAGAAATAGTACATCATATTATACCAATTAAACAAAGACCTGATTTAGCATTAGATATTAATAATATGGTAAGTTTAAGTTTTGAAGCACATGAGATTATAGAAGATAGAAATAGATTTAAATATAGAAAAAGAAAAAGAATTACGCAAGAAAGGTGGTAACTATGAAGCTAGAACATTTAATGCAGGCATATAAGATTAATGAAATAGAAGCGGAACTAAAAGAAGAAACCGAAGCAACAGACATAAATGGCAATAAAGAAAGAGCTGGAGTAATTAGCTTTGGCAACGGAATATCTGCAAGTTATTTGTTAGATGATGAAGAAATAGTAGTAGCAATGAAAATATTCTTTAATTGCTTGGCAAGAAATAGTTTTAAAGTTGATGCACAAATAAGTCATGTAATTAAAGTTATAACAATTATGCAAAATACAATAATGTTATTATCTAATATACCTCAAAAAGAATGTAATATGATATTACAAAGTTTAGGATTATTTGACAATACATTTACACAAGGAAAACAAATACAACACTTAGACCATACTTACAAGATAGAAATAATAGATGGATTATTATGTTTAAGTATAAATGAAAAAGAGGAGGAAAGATAGTGAAGAAGTAACATTAGATACAATAGAAGATGAAGTGATGGATATGGATATAATAGAAATCATATCAACAACCCAATATGCAGATGGGAAACCAATACAATCAAAGATAGAATATAAATATAAAGAAATTTAGAAGCGGAACACCCCCCATCAAAATCTCGGACTAAAACGAGCTTAAGGAGAGCGGGTGTGTGGCCAAAACTGTTTAATTTTTTAAATTATATCACGTGAAAGGGGGTATAATATGGCGAACACTAAGGAAAATGATGAAATAAAACAAATAAGAGAAGATTTATTAAATCAATTAATAGAACAAAACAAATTTGGAAAACATTTTGAAAGTTTGGTTGAGGACTATATAAACTTTGAGAAGTTAAAAAGAAAAATGCAAGCAGATATTAATAAGAATGGGCTCCGAATAGAGGTTATGACTGGAAATGGATTCGTAACTGAGAAGAAAAATGACAATGTTTTAGATATTCTGAAAGTAAATGGCCAGCAACTTAAAATTTTACAAGATTTAGATTTAAAAGCTCCATCACAAACACCGAAAGAAGGTGGAGGAGATGATCTACTGTAAAGAAATAAATGAATATATAAAATTTGTTGAAGATAATCCAAATGAAACAGATGATGAAATTAAATTGTTAATTAAAAATATTGTAAAGCCAACATTGTCGAGAGATGATGTTTTTTTTGATGAAGAAACTTTCAAAAAAGCAATACTATATTGTGAAAAATGGTATTATAAATTATTTCCTTATCAAAAATTTGCTTATGCTTTATTTTTTATGTATGACAAGAACAATTTGGATATAGTTATCTTTCCAGACATCTTAATATTAATGGCTAGAGGAAATGGAAAAGATGGAATGATAATGCCATTAGCAAACTTTTTGCAAACTCATTATTATGGAATTAAGAATTATCACATTGATATTGTCGCAACGTCAGAAGAACAGGCTTTAAATTCATTTAATGTTGTTTACAACATGTTAGAAGACAATAAAGAAACAATGAGAAAATACTTCTATTGGAACAAGACAGAAGTAATTAATAAAATAACTCATTCTACATTAAGATACAACACAGCAAATGCTAAGACAAAAGATGGTAAGCAAACAGGAATGATTATATTTAACGAATATCATGCGTATGAAGATTATAAACAAATTAATGTATACAGCTCTGGATTAGGAAAAATTAAACATGCAAGAACCGTTACAATTACAACAAATGGACAGGTAAGGGAAGGCCCACTTGATGAAAAAATAGCTTTAGCAAACAATGTATTAAATGGTGAACAAAATTTTTTAGGATTATTACCAATTATATACAAAATAAGGGACAAGAAAACAGTTGATGAACCAATGAAAAAATTTTTAGAAACTGGACAGAAAGAAGATATAGATATAACTGCTTGGGTCCAAGCTAATCCTAGTTTAAGATTTATGCCTGTCTTAGAACATGAAATTATTAAAGATTATTTGAAAATGCAAAAGCAAAAATCATACAGAGTAGAATTTTATTCGAAAAGGATGAATTTGCCACAACAAGATAATGAAGAAACTGCTGTTGAGTGGGAGCTAATTTTGAAAGCATCTTATATTGATGAGGAAAAAGAAATTGAAAGACCAACAGGAGAAATAAAAGGAAGAACAGCAATAGTAGGAATTGACTTTGCATCATTAAATGACTTTGCAAGTGCAGGTTTTCTGTTTAAAAGAGATGGAGAATATATTTGGAGGCAAAGAACTTGGATTTGTTCTAAAAATAAATTCTATAATGATATTAAATTTCCTTTTCAAAATATTGGACAAGATGGATTTAATGATTTTGAAATAACAAACAAAGAAAGTATAGACGCAAGAGAAATGATAATGTGGATTCTATCAGAAATGAGTAAATATAATGTTAAAAAAATTGTATTAGATACATATAGATATAAATTATTAGAACAAATTTTTAAAGAAATGGGAGTATCAGTTGAGACAAAAGATAATCCTTATGGATTGGTAAGAATGATAAGATATCCTGCAAGTATTGCAGCAATAGTTGCTCCCCGCATTGAAGTTGCATTTGCAGAAGGTAAAGTAAATATAGGAAATAGCTCAATTATGAGATGGGCAATAAATAATACTTGTGTAAAAACAGGAAAAGATGGAAACAAAAAATATGAAAAAATAGAGCCAAAATTAAGGAAGAATGATCCTTTTATGGCTTTTGTAGCAGCAATGAGTGTTCAGGAACTTTTAGATGAAGAAATTATTTATGTTTAGGTGGTGAAGTAATGTTTCTAGATAAAATATTTAAGAATGACAAAGGAGAATATGTAAATATATTAGAAGTACTGTTTGGAAAAAACGATTTAGAAAATTATATATATACAATAGCAGAGGCTCATGCAATAGATTTAATAGCAAGCACTATTGCTAAAACAGAAATACAAACTTTTGAAATGAAAAAAAATAAAATTGAAGAAAACAGAGGAAATTTGTATTGGACATTAAATATACAGCCTAATTTTAATGAAAATGGAACGAGTTTTTTATATAGATTAGTTTGCAAATTGTTAATTGATGGTTCAGCACTTGTTTTAATAAATGGCTCTAACAATGAGTATTTATATGTTGCAGATGAATTTAACATTAGCGATAAAGTTTTAAAAGAAAAAGTATTTACAGACATAATGATATCAGATACAGAAGGAAATTCTATAAGTGTTACAAAGAAATACACAACAGATAACACTATTTATTTTTGCTTAAATAATAATTTGCTAAAAACAGCAGGTGAAGATTTTAAACGAAATACAGGAAAAATACTGAAAGCAGCACAAGGCAGCTTTATAAAAGCAAATACAGGAAAATGGAAACTGAAAAAACCTGGTGGACAACCAATGTTAATGGATGCAGAAACTGGACAACAATTAGATTTGAAAGACTATAAAGAAAGAATAACAGATGGATTATTTAAAGAAGACGATGCAGTGGTATTGCTATCTGAAATGTTCGATTTAACAAATCTGAATGAAAACAACCAGAAAAATCTAACGGATTTTGAAAATACATTTTTGAGAATAAGCAAAACAGTAGCTCAAAAATGGAAAATTCCATTAGATGTTTTTTTTGGCGATTTTACAGACAAATCAAATGGCATGAATAATTTTATAACTTTTGCAGTGGATTTGTATTATGAACTAATAGAAGATGGTTTTAACATATCTCTCGTAGGAAAACAAAGTTATTTAAAAGGTGAATATGTAAAATTTGACAGAAGCACAATTTCTCATAGAGATGTTTTAGATTGCGGAACTGGCATTGACAAATTGACAGCAAATAAATTTAGCAGAAATGAAATAAATAAGTTTTTAAGATTACCTTATATAGATGAGGATTGGGCAAATGAACACGACCTTACAAAAAATTATGAAAATGTGAAGGGAGGTGCAGGAAGTGAAGAATAAATTTTACAGTTTTAAAAAAGAAAGCGAGAATAGTGCAAGTGTTTATATTTATGGAGATATAACATCTTATGAATGGTTTGAAAATGATGTTTCGGCTTGGGGGTTTAAAAAAGAACTTGAGGAACTGGGAGAAATGTCAGAATTAAATGTTCATATAAATTCTTGTGGAGGGGAAACATTTCAAGCTTTAGCAATTTATAATTTATTAAAGAGCTTAAAATCACAAATTAATGTATATATAGATGGAATTGCTGCTTCATCAGCATCTATTATTGCTATGGCTGGAAATAAAGTATATATGCCAAAAACATCATTAATGATGATACATAATTGCTGGACTTATGTTCTAGGAAATGCAGAGGAATTAAGAAAAACTGCAGATGATATGGACAAAGTTAAAGAGGCTTATAAAGCAGCATATTTGTCTAAAATTAAAATTACAGAAGAAGAACTAGAAAAATTATTGTCTGATGAAACTTATTTGACAGCCCAAGAATGTTTAGACAAGGGATTTGCAGATGAATTAATAGAAACAGAAGAAGATAATACCATTAATCAATATGCTAATAAAGCTATATTCAATCTTGTTAATAAAATAAAGAAACAAGATAAAAAACAAAAAGTTGAACTTAATGAAGAAACAATAAAAGAAATATCAGAAAATGTTGTTAATAGCATAGTTCAAAGCCTAACTAAAGAAGGCGAAAAAACTAAAGAGCTATTAGATACACATCAAGAAAAACCGATTAAAGAAGATGCATGGGCATCTTTTTTTAATACAAAAAATTAAAAAAAGGTAGGTAAAAAATTATGAAAATTAATGAAACAAAAATGAAACAAGCTAGAGAAGATGCTTTAAAAATTCTTCAAGAAACAGAGGACAAATCACAAGCAGTTATTGAAGCTATGGACAAAATTGTGTCAGTTCAACATGAAGATTTAATATCAGAAATTCAAGAACAAGCAAACAAAGCAGAAAGTGATGCTAATTATGCAAAAACATTAGGCTTAAGAAAATTATCAAAAGAAGAAAAAGATTTTTATACAGCTTTAAAAGATGTAAAACAAGCAATAACAGCTAATCAAATTGATATACTTCCAACTTCAATTATTGATGTGACAATGGAAGACGTTAAAAAAGATAGCGGAATACTATCAGACGTAAACTTTACTCCAGCAGACGTTAAAAAATGGATCGTAGCAGAAAAAAGTGGTACTTATGCATGGGGTGCATTAACTGACAGCATTACTGGAGAATTAAGTGCAGAGTTTGAAACATTAAATATGGATGTAAATAAACTTTCAGTTTATTTAGTAATACCAAAAGGAATCAGCGACTTATCGTTGCCATTTGTAGATAAATATTTTACAGCTATACTAAAAGAAGCTTTAAATGATGGATTAGAATATGGATATTTACAAGGAAATGGGGTTAAACAACCTATAGGAATTTATAAACAAATTTCTGCAACAAATTCAGATAAAACACAAAAAGATAAAACAGTTAATACAACATTAACTAACTTTACTCCAAAGGGACTAGCAGCTGCAAAAAAATACTTATCAAGAAATGGTAAAAGGACATTTGATAAATTAGTTTTAATTTGCCATCCAAATGATGAAGCAGATTATGTTGCACCTGCAATATATGATGCTGAAGGAAGAATGATAAGCTCATACAAAAACCTTGTTGTTAAAAGCTCTGCTAATAATCCAGAAGGAAAAGCAGCTTTAGTAATTCCTAAAAAATATACAATGGGATTATCAAATTTTGGAATAAAAAATTATGAAGAAGTAAAAGCACTAGATGATGCTGATGTTGTTATAGGAAAAGGATATGCAAATGGTAGGGCAACAGATGATAACACAGCTTTCGTTTTTGATGTAACAAAATTAGAGGAATATGTTGCTCCTGTAAAAGTTATTGGAACTGTAGAAACAAGTGTAAAGGGAACAGTAACAACAAATACTGAAACACCAGGAGCTTAGATATAAGCTCCTGAATATAAATAGGAGGAATTAAAAAATGGCTTACAAAGTAATTGAGAAATTTAAAGATCTAAAAGACAATGACCATATTTATGAGGTGAATGACATTTATCCTAGAGAAGATATTAAACTTGAAGACATACCTCAAAAAAGAATTAAAGAATTGACAACTAAGAAAAATAAAATAGGCAAAATTCTAATTGAAGAAATTGAAGAGGAATCTGCCCCAAAATAGAAGAATAGAGAGGTGTATAATGAACAATACACAGATTGAAAAATTAATTAAGGAAATTAGATCAGAGCAACATGTTTCGCCAAATGAAGAAGATGAGGTTATAGAAAAGCTAATAAAAGAAGCTGAATTTGATATTAATAGCAAATCTGGAGCTAAAATTGATTATGATGCAGACTTAACAGCAAGAGGCTTGTTAAAGAATTATGCAATGTATAGAAGATTTGGCAGAATTGCTGAATTTAAACAGTTATACGCAGGAGATTATGCTGACTTACAAGCAAAATATTACAAGCCTTCCGACATATAATGATGGAAAACTTAAGCTCTTTGCTATAAAACAAACCCAAAATACTTATCCTGTTGAATATTTAAAAAATATGAAAAAGGAAGTATGGTTTGAAGAATTATCAATATCAGACAAACTTCGTTTTGAAAGCGAAGAAAGAAAAAGAAAGCTCTCTTTGAAAATTAGAATACCTCAAATGAAAGAAATAACCTCTTTAAATGTTGTAAAAATAGGCAATGAATATCACAAAGTTTTTAATGCTTATCACTTTACTAATAATGATGGATTTAAGCAGACAGATTTAACACTTGAGGAATATCCAAGAGTAAAATTGGAGGAAGATTTATGACAAAAAAAGAATTAGTTGAATTACTAGAAAAATTAAAGATACCTATAAAAGAAGGAACGCCGACCGATGAAATTATGGAAGACGAAGTTAGAGTTTGTTTTTGGGATTATTATTGGGAAGACCAAACGGCAAGTGGAAAAGATTATAACACTGTAGTTACTTATCAGATTTCTATAATAGCTGACAGACCAAGACATACGAAACTTTTGGAACTAAAACATTTATTGAATGATATAGAGCTATTTCCTGCGATACAACACGAATATGATCCAGAAACAAGGCGTTGGCATTCATTTTTCTCACTAGAGGTATTAGAAAATGTCTAATGAAGTTTACGGATATAGTGGATTTGAGGCAATGTCTGAAATTTTGAAAAAATATATAGATGGTGCAGACAATGCAGTAGATGTATTAGAGACAGGTGCTAAAGAATTTGTTGGTGATTTGTTAAAACTTCCTAAACCAATTTCAAAAATTAGAAAATCAGGCTACACACACTTAATTAAGTGCTTTGCATATAAAAAGAAAAACAAAGAAGTAGAGGCAGGATGGGGCAAATATTATGGCCCAATACTTGAGCATGGAAGTGTAAAAATGAATGCTCAAGAACATCTATTCCTAGTATGGGATAGAAACAAAGAAAAGTATTATAAAAAAATGCTTACCAAGTTAGGAATAAAAGCTTGGTAATTTTTTATTAAAGGAGGATTTTAAAATGGCAATTAATACAAAAAAACCTATGGTAAAAGAAACAGTAGGTGCATTATACTATGCATTCAATACACCAGATGATTCTGGCAATTTCACAACAACATATGAAGCAAATGTCACAAAAAGTAATGTAGTAAAAAATATAGGAACTACAGAAAACTCTGAGGTAGCTGTGGTTAGAGCTTCAGGACAAGACTATACAACAGTAAATCAAAACGAAAGTATAGAGATGGCAGTAGAAGTAGTTGCTTTTGACCCAGAAGATTTAGCAAAAATGAGAGGAGATGTTATAGGTACAGCAGGATTAAACCGTTCTGGAAGAACAGCCACAAGACCTTTCTTTGCATTTGGAAAAGTTGTAAAAAAACTAGAAGGAAAATTTGAATTAGCTTGGTACCCTAAATGCCAATTAGTAGAAAATACAGATGATATCGCAACAAAAGAAGAGAGCTTTTCAGAGCAAAATGATACAGTAACTATAAAAGCTTATGCATATAATGACTTAGGAGATAAAAAAACATATGTAAACAATGAAATGTCAAAATTCCCAGAAGGATTAACAGAAGAACTATTCTTTGCAAAGCCAATTTTAGATGATGCAGGACTAGCTGCAGCAATTACACCAGGAACTTAGAAAGAAGTTGGGCTCTAGAATTGATTTAGAGCCCTTTTCATAAGAAAATAATATAAGAATATGAGGTAATAATATGGAAATAGAATTAAAAAATGGAGAAAAGATAATTTTAGAGGTGACATCACTTTTTTTAGAATATATTGAGGATTATGAAGGCGGACTAGAACAATTAAAAAAAGATGCGAAAGGACAAAAAGATAAAAATGGATATACAAAAACAATGTATGCAACAAACCAAATTTTATATGCTATAATAGCATCAAATTATGATGAGCCTTTAACATATAGACAAGCGGTGCGACTTGTAAAATTAGAAGATATTGAATCAATTATTAATTTTGTAATAAGTAATACACCAGATATAAAAAAAGGTAATACTATAAATATGAACAACTCAAAACACAGAATGTAGAAAAATGTAAAAATATGTCGAATTGTTTTCCTTGCAATGTTTTATTATGAAATGTAAAATATTGCTAGGAGGAATAACTTAATGCAAAATAATATTGATGAAAAAATATTTGAACAAATAGATTTCAATGTAAAAGGGATAACATTTAAGAACGAAGAAGGAAAAGACATACAAGATGAAATAAGAAAAACTCTGTTAGAATACGAACGACATGGAAGCTTTGAAAAATATGGAGGATATACAAACGAGGAGATTAAAGAATTTGTAAACGAAGTAGCTGAATTTGAAGATGCAGAAATTGAAATAGCATTAAAAGAGGATGTATATGAAGAAAAGCCTTGTATAAAAGTTTATTTAAAAAAATACAATAATTCTTATTATCATATAGGGTATATGCCTAAAGACTTAGTAAAAAAATACTTAAAATTGAAAAAAGATTTCAAAGAATATAAAATTTCAGCAAATTTAGTCGGAGGAAAGATAAAACAACTTGAATATGATGTTGTAACGGATAAGGAAAAAGTTGAAATAGTTGATTTGGATTATGGAGTAGAAGTTTCATTGATATTTTATAATGATAAAAATAAATTTCAAATGGAAGTTGAAAAAAAGAAACAAAAAGCAATAGATGAATGGAATAAATTAAGAAAAGAACAGGAATTAAAAAGGCAGGAAGAACAAAGTGAATTTGAAAGAAAACAGCGAAATATGAATATTAGACTTTTTATTTTAATATCTATAATTAGTGCTCCATTTATATGGCTTTTTTGGAAAATTTTGAGTTTCTTATTTTGGTTATTAGAATAGAACACTTGCAAAAGCAGGTGTTCTATTCTATTGGGCATCAGATTTACTCTGGTGCTTTTATTATGCTTAAAAAGAGGTGAAAAAAAGTGGGAAGTAATGATTTAAAAAGAGTAGGGCTAATATTTACAGAAGAAGGAGCAAAAGATTTTAAGAAAACTCTTCAAGATATAAATATAGAAATGAACAAGAATTATAATCAATTTAAGCTAACACAATCACAATGGGATAATTCTACTAAATCAACAGAGAAATTAAAAGCACAGCAAGAATATTTAACAAATGCTTATGAGATTCAGTCAGATAAAGTAAATGTTTTAAAAATGCAATTAGCTGATTTAGAAAATGCAGAAAATAAAAATACAACAGCTATAAAAAAGAAACAAAATGAATTAACTAATGCAGAAATTAAACTGAAAAATTATGAGAGTAAATTAAAAGATGTTCAAACACAACTTACAAATACAGGTAAAAAACTTGAAGAATGGGGAGAAAAAGTTGAAAAATCAGGAAAGAAAATAGAAAACGCAGGCAAGAAGTTGTCTGCGTTTTCTGCTGCAAGTATATCAGCCTTAACTTTAAGTGCTAAGAGTGCAATAGATTTTGAAGATGCTTTTGCAGGAGTAGAAAAGACAGTTGATGGAACGAAAGAACAGATGGAAGAGTTAAAACAGGGCATTAGGGACATGGCAAAAGAAATACCTTCTTCTACAACAGAAATATCAGCAGTAGCAGAAGCGGCAGGACAATTAGGAATAAAAACTGAAGATATTTTATCATTTACAAGAGTAATGATTGACTTGGGAAATTCTACTAATTTATCTGCTGAAGAAGCGGCATTATCTTTAGCAAAATTTGCAAATATAACAAAAATGTCTGCAAAAGATTATGACAAGTTAGGAGCTACTATCGTTGATTTAGGAAACAATTTTAAAACAACAGAAGCGGATATAGTAGCTATGGCACAAAATTTAGCTTCAGCAGGTACTCAGGTAGGAATGTCACAATCAGATATTTTATCTTTAGCAACAGCTTTAAGCTCTGTAGGATTAGAAGCACAAGCAGGAGGGACAGCTTTTAGCAAGGCGTTAATTAACATGCAATTAGCTGTTGAAACGAATAGTAAAAGCTTAAAAGATTGGGCAGATGTTGCGGGAATGAGTGTTGATGATTTTTCAAAATTATTCAAAGAAGATGCTACAAAAGCATTGCAGGCATTTATAGAAGGACTTTCAAAATGTGGTGGAGAAACAAAATCAGCAATAAAAGTTTTGGATGATATGGGAATTACTGAAACAAGAATGAGAGATGCTTTATTAAGATCTGCAAATGCTAGCGAAACTTTTACAGATGCAATTAAAACAGGAAACAAGGCCTGGCAAGATAATACAGCTTTAACAAATGAAGCAAATAAAAGATATGCCACTCTAAAAAGCAAAATAAAAATGGCAATTAGTAAATTAAAAGATATAGCTATTACGCTAGGAGACAAACTGATGCCAAGCATTGGAAAAGTAATAGAAGGACTTGGAAAATGGATTGATAAGTTTAGTACATTGTCAGATAAACAAGTAGATATGATAGTAAAAATAGGACTTATTGTTGCGGCAATAGGACCTTTGGTTACGATAATTGGAAAAGTAACATCAGTAATAGGTGGAACAATAAAAGGAATAGGGACTTTTACTCAAGCAATAGGAGTAGCAAGAGGCAAAATAACATCTACATCTGAAGCAGTTAATGGATTTGCAAAAGTGTTTACTGTAGTAACGAGCCCAGTGGGATTAGCATGTACAGCAATAGGACTAGCTGTTGCGGGAATTGCTATTGCTGTTAATGAAAGTCAAAAGAAAACTAAGGAAGCTTTCGAAAATATGAGCGAAGGGGTATCAGATTTTTATAATGGTTTAAAGAGTGCGGAGGGATATTTAAACAGTTTTAATACAACGATGTTTGCAACTAATGAAGAACAACAAAAATTACAAACGCAAATGGATGAAGTACAAAAAGGAATAACTGATATTTGCAAAACTGCATCAGATGAACGTAGAGGGTATACACAAGAAGAAATAACTCAATTAGATGAATATTTTAAAAAATTGAGAGAGCTAAAGGACAGAGAGATACAAATTCAACAACAAATCGCAGGAGCTATAACTCAACAAGCAGTAACAAATGCAGAAACTTTTCAAGGCAGTCTAGATGAGTATAAAGTACAATCACAAGAATGGATTGCAACAGCACAAAAACAGTCAGAACAAACAAAACAACTTATAGAGCAAGGAACAATAGAAGAAGTTGCTTTATTAAATCAAAAATATGGAGAACATGCAACAATGCAAAATGAGGCTTATGTTACTGAATATAATAATATAATGGCACAAAAACAAGCAAAAATAGATGTAGCAAATGCAGAAGTAGCAGAAGTATTAGAAGCATATACAAAAGGATATGCTGAAAGAGCAAACCAAGATGGCGATTTCGCAGAACATATAAAACATTATAACTGGGAACAAGAGCAAGAGGAGAATAGACATAATGAGACAATAAATAGTATACAGAATAATAAGCTTTTGAATACATATAATAAAAACAAGGCTATACAAGCTGAAAATTATAGGCATACAGACGAAGAAAAAAGAATCTGGGAAAAAATGTATAAAAATATGTCTAAAAGTGAGGCAGAACAACTAGGAGTTTGGCTTGCCATGTTGTCGAATACAGAAATGTATGGTGGGGATATATCTAAAGAAAATCAAAAAATGGTTGATACTATAATGAAAAGTTATAGTGTTATGCCAAAAGGCACAAAAGATGCAATGAAAAATGCAATGAAACCGATGCTCGAAGAAATGGAAAAAAGCGAGCCTTCTTTATTTACAAAAGCGAAAGGAATTGCAGATGGAATATTGAACCGATTAAGAAAAGCTTTTGACATTCATTCTCCGTCAAGGAAAACAAGAGCAATATTTAAAAATGTGATGAAGCGGAATGGAAAAAGGAATAGAAACAGAAGAAAGTAATTTATACAAGCAAACGGATAAAGTAGCTGAGCATGTATTGGATTCTCTGGATTCAATTAATTCTGATGTTAATCTTAAATTTAAACGTACTGGAGATCTTAGCGCGAATATAGACTATAATAAATTATTTAATATATTGTATTCTGCTTTCATTAAAGCGTTAAATTCTTGTAAATTAACATTAGATGAAGATGGTTTTGCAAGGATAATTAAAAATGAATTATACGAGGTGCTATAATGTTTAAATTTAAAGGAATATCAAATACAGATATGCAAGTTGTAATTGAAGAAGAAGAACATTTCTTGGCTAAAGCTTCACAGAAATATGAAGTTACAGAAATAGAAGGAAGAGATGGTGCTATTTTTGATGAATTAGGTTATTCTTATATTGAAAGACCTATTTATGTGCAATGTTTGAATCCTAACAAACTTGATGATATCCTTGCGTGGCTAGATGGTGAGGGAGAGTTAGAATATAAAGGAAGAAAAACGAAAGCAAGATTTTATGCGGAATTAGAACCAAAAAGGACAGCAGGAATCAAAATTATTGATACTAATTTTATCAGAGCTCCATTTTGGGAGAAAGCTGATGATAATTATATAGTAGTTACAAATAATGTTCAAAACGAAGGAAATAAAACAAGCAGACCTATAATAAGAATTGAAAAAGGTTCAAGTGATAGTATTGAATTAACTTTAGGTGATGTTAGGTTTAAATATACGTTTAGTGAAAATGATACTTATGTAGAAATAGATTGTGAAGAAAAAACAGTTGTATACGAAGGCCTTAATAGAAGCAGAAATCTTGAAATAGGATACAAATACCCAAAATTAGAAGTAGGAAACAATGCAATCGTAATACATGGTGGCTCAGCTACTGTCAAAATAAAAAGAAAGGACAGATGGCTATGATTAAAATATTTAATGCAACTGATACAGATTTTAAAACAGCAGGAAACATTATTATTAATCCTTTACATTGTCATGAAATTAAGAAAAAGTCTTTAAATGGATGGTATATTGAAGTAGAAATCCCAATTAAATATAAAGAGTATATAAAAGCCGATAAGCTATGTGTAGTAAAAACAAAATCTAAATTAAAACCACAAGCATTCAGAATAAATGATAGCATAACATATACGAATAGAAAAATAAAATTCACAGCTGAACATGTAATGTTTGATAGTAGAAGATATGTACTTTTAGATGTAAGACCAACTAATTTAAATGGCCAGAATGGGTTAAAATATGTTAATGAAAGGACTGATAAAACCAGTCCTTTTTCTATTGACTCAAATGTTGAAAACGTAAGTACAGCATATTTCATAAGAAAGACTTTATTAGAATCTTGGCAAGTATTTGAAGAACGATGGGGAGGAGTATTTGAAGCAGACAACTGGGATATTAGTTTTAAACAAAGCATAGGAAAAGATAATGGCGAAACTATTGTTTACGGTAAAAATATGCAGGGATTTGAGATCTTTGAGGACTGGTCTAATGTATGCACAAAAATTTTACCAGTTGGATATGATGGACTTTTATTGCCTGAAATATATTTAGAAAGCGAAACACAATACGAAATATCGTATACAAAAATAGTAGATTTTCAAACAGATTTAGAAGCAGAAGAACAAACAGAAACTAATCTATTGTTAGAGTTAAGAAACAATGCAAGCAAATATTTAGAAGAAAATTGTGTTCCTAAAGTTAGTTATACAGTAAATTCAAATGTAAATAATGATTTAGAAATTGGGGACACAATAAAAGTTTTACATCCTTTTGTAAATATTTTTACAGAGGTTTTAGAGTATGAATATGATTTGATTTCTGAAAAAGTGAAGTCATTGACTTTTGGAAATTACACAAGAGATGTCAAAACAAAATTTAACAATATAAAAAATACTATTGAAACAATTAAACAAACAGTATCAAAACAAGAGATAACTATAAAAGAACAAACAAATTTGATTAATTCTCTAAATAAAAATGGATATGTTTATATAGATGATAATGAAATTTTAATACTAGATAAACTTCCGAAAGAACAGGCTAAAAATGTCTGGAGGTTTGGATTAGGAGGTATAGGATTTAGTTCAAAAGGATATGAAGGACCTTTCGAAACAGCTATTACAATGGATGGGCAAATAAATGCTAAATTTATCACAACAGGGACAATGGCTGTAGCAAGAATAGAGGGTTTGGCTAACTTTATAACTGAAACGAGTTCGTCAATAACCAAAATTGAATTAGAACAAGGAAGAATAACTAGTAAAGTATCATCAGTAGAGCAATCAGTAGAGAACATAACAAAAATAGAAGGTACAGCAGAAGGAAAGAACATATATATAGATGATGCATCTGCGGAACCATTAGATATAATGCTAGAGGGCGAGAGCCAACAGGCAACGAGGAGTGGGAAGAACTTAGCAAATCTAACTCGTGATACGTTTACAAACAATGGTGTAACATTCACAAATAATGGAGATGGAACATATACGTTGAATGGAACTGCAACAGCAGGAATGGATAATAATTTATTACTTACTGAAAAACATTTTGAAGTTAGTCCAAACAATTTCTATAGATTGTCAATAAAAGAGTTTAATGGAAGTATGTCTGGCAATGGTTTTGCCTTAGCTAATCTTAAAATTGAAGAAAAAATTACTTGGGGGTGGATAGGTAGCACCACACACGCAAAAAAACCAGAAGCTATAGGCACAATCGTGATGATTAATTATTATATTGGACAAGGAGCAATTTTTAACAATTATAAAATTGGTATACAAATGGAAGTTGTAGATAGTGCAACAGCTGGAGCATCATCTTGGGAACCATACGGAGCAAGCCCTAGCCCAGATTATCCGAGTCCAATAAAAAATGTAGAAGGAAAGAATAAGTTTAATTATTTATGGTTTGATACTACAAAAGAAGTAGCTTGGACTGCTTATCAAAGCATAACAAGTCTAGCTAAAGCAATTCCTATATTTATAGGTAAAGGTAAGGCTGCTACTTTTAGTTCAAATGTTCCTTTGTTGTCTGGTGATAATTTGCTATATGCAATTAATGATTTAACGAAAGGCTCAAGTGCATCTTTTGCATTAAGAAAAACTCAAACAATAAAAGCTAACAATGAAGGATATGTTTATGTGGGGTATATTAAATCAAGAACTAATTATAATAAAGTTAAGGACGGAACTTATTATGTCCAAGTGGAAAAAGGCACAGTAGCGACTCCTTATGTACCTTACAATTTGCTTGAATTTAAGGATGAAGGGGAGAATTTGTATAATGATAACATTGATGATTATAGTAAGCCAATAGATTATTGGATTTGCCCTGTTGCATTAGAACAAGGAGAAACTTATAAACTTTCTGGGAAATTAAGAGGAACTAAAATAACAGGTTGTGTCGTTGCAGTTGTTCCTTATGGAAACAGTTATAGTGAGTTCAAAGATGTTTTTAAACCTTATATAGTATTAAATAACTCAGGAGTTGTATCTAACAGAACGATAACAGTAGATTCTAGTTTTACTTCTCCCAAGTTAGTTATATATGCAAACAATAAAGAAATCTTTAAAAGTTTATTTGAAAATTATGAAATTCAATTAAACAAAGGCACAGTAGCGAAACCTTACGAACCACATAAACAACAAACAGAATACTTCCCTCTATCAGAAGGTCAAAAACTGATGAAAAAATCTTATTTGGCAGATGACGGAATACATCATAAGAGAAATCAGGTCGTGCTGGATGGCAGTGATGATGAAGGTTGGACTCTTTTAAACCCAGATAAAAATACCTATAAATTATCTAACTTTATAAATGGAAATGGTAATGACAACAGTTTTAATTATCCTATTTTATCAAATTATTTTAAATCGGATACGCAAGCGAATGTATTTGAAGGTGTAAAAAATACCATTCAAGCACTCGGTGGTAATGTTAACGGTTTATATATATCATTTGGCAAAGATAGTGATATTAATAGGGTTAGTTTATTAAGAACATTTTTAAAAGCTAAATATGATGCAGGCACACCAGTAATTGTAGAATACGAGCTAGCCGAAGAAGAAATAGTACCTTATACAGAAGACCAAAAAGAAGCGTGGGAGAAATTAAGGCATTTTACATTATTTAAAGGTATTAATAATATAACAAGTACAGCAAATGCGAAAATCACATATGTTAGAGATAATGGGTTAAGCGACACATACGAAACCAAACGAAACGTAAAAGAAAATTACTACACAAAAAGTGAAACAGACTCGCAAATAAGTCAAACAGCAGACTCTATCAAAGAGTCAGTCAAAGAAATAAACGAACAAACACAAGAAAAGCTTGCAACATTAGAGCTAGCCAATCAAAGTTTAGAATTTGCAACTAAAAGAACCGGTGGAAACAATTTAATTAGAAATAGTGCAATGATTAATGATAATAATTTCTGGCTAGCACACGCTAAATATCCATATCAAGAGTCAGATACACCACCTGACAATCCTGCTGAAGGAACATACTGGTATTGTACTGCTAATAGTGGAAGTTACATAGAAAATCAAATGTATGTGTACAACAGTGGCTGGAAAGAATCAGAACTGTCAAGAAAATCATTGTTAAGTGCTCAGAACTACTTCGCTTATACAACTTCTAACGAATATTGGGCAAACGGCAAAAATGCTAATGAAAATACACTAAGTGGACGAGTTATTAAGCTTGATGGAAGACAAGACTATACAGTATCACATATATTCAATATCACAGAACCTATTACATTAAATCAAAATGAAAACAAAATGGCAATATCATACTTCATAAAAAACAGTATAGTACAAGGAAATGTCTGCGTAGGACTAATGTTCCTTAATGAGGCAGATTTTACAGAGGTAGAAAAACCTTACTCATTATATGAGCCTGGTATTATACTGACACCAGACGACTTAAAAGATTTAACTAAAATAGAGCAAATAATAGAAATACCTAAGAAATCAGATTTTATTCCTGTAGTTGTAAGTAACACAGCACCTACAGATACAACCAAGAATTGGTTAGATACAACGATATACTTACCTAAAAAATATAACTCGCAAACATCACAGTGGGAAATATTAGATACAAAAATGTCATTATATAACGAGAGTTCAAGAGAAGTTTGGACTTATAGATATTTCTACGGATTCTATTATCAAACACCAATAATATACGATACAGCAGAAATCAAGAGTTGTTATGTGGCATTAACATTTTATCCTGCATTTGCAGTCTATACAGGAAATGTAGAGCCTACACCTTACAAAGGGTTATATTGGAATAATAAAACAACAAATTTAGTTAAGAGAGCAAAATACGATGGTACCACCTTTGTAGAGTGGGAAACACTTGATATTCCAAGTAGTTTATTACCAACTGGTGCTAGTTTAGGTGTTGAACTATTTGATTACATAGTACCAATAAAGGGATTCGTTGAAATTGCTGATTTAAAGCTTGAATATAACACTATGTGTACTCAGTGGACTCAATTTCCTGGGGAAGTTTATGGCAAGAATTATAAAATGGACGAAAAAGGATTTTGGATTCAAGCAAATCAAAATACTATGTTTATAGATGAGGACGAAATCCTAGCAACATATAAAGGAATAAATATATTCCAAATTAATAAGGATTTAGCATATTTTTACAAAATACAAGCAACAGAGAGTATAGAAGTAGGAAACTATTTCTTGAAAACTCAACAAATTAATTCAAAAAATATGCTGTTACTTTATTAGGAAGGAGAGCATATGGCAATATCAAGTAATATATCAATAACACAAAACTCACAGAATATAGCAAACAATAAAAGTAATATAACTGTTAGAGTACAAGTAACAACAACAGGAGAATCATATAACGGATACTCTAAGCCAGGTACTTGTACAATAAACGGAACACCATACGATTTTAGCCATAATATACCTTACCAAGCAACTACAACAATCTTTGAAAAGACATTAGACGTGGCACACGACAGTAACGGAAAGAAAACCGTTTATGCTAGTTTCTCGTTCCAAACAGGTATATCAGCAGGAACAATAACTGGGTCAACGTCCAAAAAATTAACAACAATTCCTAGAACTTCCGAAGTAAGTTTAAGTAAAAAGAATTTCAATATTGGCGAAACTATAACAATATATACTAACCGAAAAAGTGCTAGTTTCACGCATACAGCAGTTATCAAATTCAATGGGCAGACAGTTAGAACACAAACAGGAATAGATGCTTCATATAGTTGTAATACAAATGAATTATTTGCTAAAATTCCAAATCAAAATCAGGCTAATGGTACAGTGGAACTTACAACTTATAGTGGTGGTACTAGAATAGGAACAAGTGCAGTTAATTTTACAGGCTATGTAGTAAATAGCGACCCAGTATTTAATAATTTTGATTGTGAAGATACAAACACAGTGACTAAAACTTTAACTGGGAATAATCAAAAGTACATACGAAAGTATAGTAATTTAAAAGTAACAATAACAAGTGCAAATAAGATGACTACCAAGAACAGTGCTACACCTAAATATTACAATATTGTGGTTGGCAATAAAATTGAAAAATTAGATTATTCAACATCAGAAATTTCAAAAACTATAAATAATATGGACGACAATACAGTAACAGTTTTTGCCGTTGATAGCAGAGGAAACCAAAAAGACAAAACAAAATCATTAGATATTGTTGAATATTCCGAAACTGTTTTACAAAGCGTTAAAATTGAAAGAAAAGAAGGTGTAGGGGAAACAGTCTTAATAAGTTTATTTGGCAAATATGCAAATATTAATTTTGGAGCCAAAGCCAACACAGTCAAAAGCATTCAATTTCGAAAAAAGAGTAAGACAGATACCGAATTTGGAAGTTGGGTTGAAATAAAGCAATTGGTTACAATAGACACTGAAAACGGCACATTTAGCTGTGCCTCAAAAGAAATTACAGGACAAACTTTCACTTTAGGTACAGAGTATGACATAGAAGTTCAAGTTAAAGATGAATTGAGTTCAGACACAGAACCAGTATCTCTTAATAGTGGAAAAGTGCTACTTTCAGCACTGAAGAATAAAGGAATTAGTATTGGGGGAATTTATAATGAAAAATTAGGAGGACCATTACAACTAGACAACAAGAACGTTATAGATTGGATTAATAGTAAGCAGAACAAACAAAAACATATTCTAAAAGCTATTCTTGCTACTGATAATACAACGATAACATCTTCTCAAGACTACGATGCTGTATTAGTACCTCTAGGAGAACAATACCTTAAATTTGGAGACAAGTTAAGTCTTAGCAATGGGAAAATCGTTATTGGTTCGGGTGTAAATTATATTAGAATATCTGCTCAAGTTATGATGTCATATATTCCAAGTTCTTTAAGAATAATGGGATTAGCAGTTTATATAACGAATAGTCAAGTTTATACAAATTATGGAATCAGAACTTCATCGGATTTTCTAACATATAATGCACCAGGAATGATATTCCCTGCTAAAGCAGGAGACACAGTATCAATTCACGTATATATTGAACCATCAGGAACAAGTGTAAAGCTAAGAAAATACTCGCAAAGCACTTTCCTACAAGTTGAAGTAATAGAGTAGGAGGTGAGAAGATGCAAGACAACACAATAATGTTAATTCTAGGTTTTATTACGACGATGATTCCTATTTTTACTGTAATTGTAAAACTCAACAATACAATAACAAAATTAAATATAACAATTCAGGTTCTATCAGAACAAATGAATAAAAGCCAAGAAGATAGAAATAAGATACATAATCAGCTTAATAATCACGAAACAAGAATATCAATTTTGGAAAATGAAAGGAGGGAAAGATAAATGGATTTATCGGTATTAACACAATATTTAAGTATAGTAGTTGTTGGAATATGCCTTTGTGTAGGTTTTGTTATAAAAAATAGTCTTGATTTTATACCAAACAAGTACATACCATTAATCATGCTAATATTAGGTTTAGCAATTAATGTATTAATGAACCTAAATGGGATAAATGCAGAAGTAATACTAACGGGAATGTTTAGTGGACTAGCTTCTACAGGTCTATACGAAATGTTTAAAAATTTAATATACAAGGAGGGAAAATAATGAAGATAATAGAAAATAATTTTAAGTTTGGTACAATGGATATAAGAAATACAACAGAACAAATTGTATGCCACCATAGTGGAGTAACTGTTTTACAAAGTGTAGAAGTAATACATAATTATCATAAAAATACAAAAGGTTGGGCAGGAATTGGGTATCATTTTTATGTTAGAAAAGATGGTTCTATATATAGAGGACGTCCAGAGAATACAGTAGGTGCACATGCGGTAGGAGCAAACTACAATTCAATAGGTATTTGTTTTGAAGGAAACTTTTCAAAGGAAGAAATGGGACAACCTCAATTAAAAGCAGGGCAAGAATTAATTGCATATTTAAAAGAAAAGTATAATATATCTAAAGTAGTAGGGCATAGAGATATAGACAACTCAGAATGTCCAGGAAATAATTTCCCGATGGACGAAATAAGGAGTGGCAAAGTTAGTTCCGCAAATAATTCAAAAGAAGAAATAGTAAAATCTTTACAAAGAGCATTAAATAAAGATTACAATTGTGGCTTAGATGTAGATGGAATAATAGGACCATTAACAACAAAAGCAGTAAACAACAATATGGTAAGAAACTTTACTGTAGGAGAATTTGCAAAATGGGTTCAAGAAAGACTAATCGCAAAAGGATATAGTCTAAATGAATTTGGAGTTGATGGTAAATATGGAAATGAAAGCGAGAAAAAAGTAAAGGAGTTCCAATCAAATTATGACATAGATGTTGATGGAATTGTAGGAATAAATACAGTTAATAGATTAATATAGAAAAAGGCTAGACATTAAGTTGTCTAGCTATTTTTTTTGCCATTTTGGAGTAATATAATTAGTCTAATTCAAAATAAAAAAGGCTTAAAAACGATTGTGATGCGTCGATTTTAGGACTTTTTTTATTACTTAAAAGTCCCCTCTACATTTAACAATAAATCAATAATCTGTGATATTTCATACACCTCTTTACTATCCAAACCCAAAACTTCAATTCTGCGGTACATTTCTTCTCTTAACTCTTCAACGTCCAATTCTGAATAGAATAATTTTTTGACGTTAACATTAAGTACGTTAGCAATAGACTCTAATACATGTAGAGTCGGGTTCATTCTTTTATTCTCTTCCAATAATATTAAATATGGCTTAGATATGCCAGCTAATTTAGCTAGTTTATATCTTGATAATCCTTTTTCTTCTCTCAAATGCTTAATTACGAATACAATCATAAAATTACTCCTAAAGTTATTATCCCAATATTGTAATATGATTATTCAAAAAAAGAAACGAGTAACTGCCAGTTACCCATTTTGTCGAAACTTGCGGTCGATTTAGTTTGACATTTTTCGACAGCGCTTATATAATATTAATCAATAAAAGAAACGCGTTTCTCCTGAGAGGAGAATTTAAATGGAAAAATTAATTGTAGAAAATTTATGTGATAAATATGGGAAGAGTAGAAGCTTGATTGAATTAATGTTGAAAATTTCAGTTAATGACGGATATAATTTAAATGAATCAACAAGTTTAATAAATGAATTTTATAAAAATAAAGTATGCAATAAAGTATGCAATAGAAAAATATTTTAAAATATTATGAGATATTTTAAGCCCGATAAATAGCCAAAATCAGTAGGTGGGATATTGAGAAATATTGTTAGATATATACTGTTTTGACCATCCGCACCAATAACGAATCTGTTCGAACTACAGATACAAAAATCAATCAGAAAATAAATCTGGTTGATTTTTTTGTGTGGGTTTGTTAAACATATGTCACACTTTATATGTATTGATTTTAATATTTTTTATGTTACATTTATAAGTGTTAGCACTTTTGTTGTTATCAATAAACAAAAACATATACCTTTTGGAGTTAAGAATGAATACAATTAATGAAGAATTTAATATACCTTATTATATATTTGAAGAAATAACAGAATATTGTAGTACTTACTACTAAAGGACATTGTAAATGTATGAAGTGGGACAACATAAAATCACTATTAAATTTGGCAGTAGTAAATAAAAGATTAAGCAGACAACAAGCACATTATTTAAAAGAAAAATTTTGTAGAGAATAAAATAAGAAGTTTTGTATATTTTACTAGATAAAAAACTATTAATATGATAAAATGTAGAATAAATAAAAATAAAGGAGTTAATTATATGGAACTAAAACCAATAAAAGAAAAGAACGAAGCATTATATCCAACTATAAAAGAAGTGCCAAAGTCTAATTTTATGAAAGAAATGTTATTGGCTACAGCTATTACGCCATATCAAATGTTAAAACCTATGACTAGTATTGCAATTGCAGTACCAGCAAATGTGTTTCCAATAAAAATTTGCAAATTAATAAGAACTATTTCTATTTTTATAATGATACTTTCATCAATATTATTGTTTGTAAATAAAAAGAAAATTAATAAATGTATAAGTGAGAATGAAGTTGCTGAGAAATTAAAAAAATTAAATAAACATAGAAAAATAAAATGGTGGATTTTTGGTATAAGTATAGCTATTATAGTTATTAGTTCTCTCGCTATAGTTTACCTAGAAAATTATATATAA